TCTCTTTGTGTTCTTCACCATATCGAGCATATTCCAAGCCGAACAGTGCGTTCAAACCCGGAAGGAGCTCTTTCAGTAATTGTGCGCGTGAAATAGCCATTTACATTACTCCTTCTAATTAAACGCCTGCGCTATTGGTATAGCTGTGGAACGTGTTATTCCAAGTAACCAAAACTTCAGGATAGCCGATGAAAGTAACTGCGGTACCAGAAGCCAGCGTAATAGCAGAAGAGACCGTTACAGCCGTTCCGTTTACGTTGGTTACAGTAATGAAGTTACCAGCCAATGAACCCGTTCCACTTGGAGCGATAAGCTGCATACCGGGGCTGATAGCAGAGTTAGCTGCGGTCAGCGTAACAGTCGTGCTTGAGCCAGAGGTAGAAGCAACAGCCGCAACAGAAACAGCCGTGTCAGGAACAACTTGCAGAACGCGGAAAGGCGCTGCAGCAGAACCCAGACGGGTGTTACCAGAAGTACCAGAAGTGATTACGCCACCCGTTACGAGCAGAGCAGAATCGCCTGAAAGCGTGCTGCCGGTGTTGCCGGTAAGTGGGTATACGTTGGTACCAACAAAGGTTTCACTGAAGTAGCCAATGGTCGTGCCAGTGTTAGCCAGAGACGTACTCTGAACACCAACAGCCGCCTTGAATACAGCACGTGGATCGTCAATTACATAAGCAACTGCGTCCTGAGCCGCCGTGTTAGCAGGCCAAGACTGAGCACGGATCTTCTGGTTGGTGCCGGGGTTGGTGTACTCACAACCTACGAAAACACCAATCGTACCTGCAATAGGAGACGTTGGGGAAGACGTGCAGTTATAAGAACCAGCGACGAGCGTACCAGCAGAAAGCTGTACAGTATCACCGTAGAACAGGCTAGAAGAGTAGCCAGTAGCGATTGGAACCATACGGGTAGAACCTGCATATGGAAGGCCACCGACTTCACTTACAGCCTTTAGCCCATAAGGGGCTGAGACAATAGGATAAGCCATGAGGAAAACTCCTAAAAATTATTTACCTTTCCCAAAGGATACTTCGGATTTACCTTCCTTAAAGATAGGCATCCTAGAATCACTCTGGCGCATTAAACTGTTATCTACAGCCTTGATCTGGTTGTCGGTTTGCGCTTGCACATAGGCATTACGCTGTTCAACAAATTCGATCGGAGTCTTGCAGAGTAACAGCCCACCAATCTCGATGTTGTCTTTATAACGACTATCGGGATCAATTAGCAGTTGAAACTTTGGCTGCTCTTCAATACGTACAGGTTCCCATCCTTCTCTAAGTTTAGAAGAAAGATTCCTTGGATCCTGCGCGTTTAGCGTTGCAACCCTAACCCAGCGATAAGCGTAACCAGCCTGCTTGTCGGGCTCAGGGAGAAGTTCTGGCTGAGTCCACTGCGTAGGACGGCTAGAAAATTCTCGGTTATCTGTATCTCTATCTAATCTATTTGCGGCCATGTCATGCCTCCGTTCTTAAAATTTCTCTGACGTATTGTTCGGGTGTGATGCCCAGTTTTTTAATTATCTGGACTTGCGATTGAGTTAACCTAACTCTTTTAGGAGCGGTTGATCTCGTCGCAGGAGCAACTACAGTTGACGGTTTTCTCCTAGGACTGTCTTCCTTGGATCTATTACCGCCTTCACCTTCGAGCCCCCCACTATCAAAATACTCAGGGAAGCGTCTCCGCATCGTTTTGTCCAACGTAGCGTAATACTCTTCAGATCCAACAGCTACCCCTTGGGTCCTCAATTTGTCATGAAGGCCAAGTGCGGATGCGGTCATTTCTTGGTCTTGTCCAAACCAAGGGTTTTCTGACTGCCATTCTAGTGCCCTGTCATCAGGTCTAGGTACCGCAGGTTGTTGAACTGGTTGAAAGTTTTGTACATCAAAATTATCTTCTTGTAAAGCAGGGGGTCTAAAATTCTCAGTTTGATCCAATCTTAGTTGGAGCTGCGTGAGTTTTTCCTGTGCTTCTAATACTGCATCAGTATCACCTGCTTCATATGCGTCCTTATATGCCCGTTTAGCCGCATCAATCTGCGCCTTCTGTGCTGACTTCATCGTAGAGATATAGTCTGCAGCATTAACGTTTATATATTCACGGATACGCTTGTTCTCCGTGTAGAGCTTCTGCATAGCTTCTAGGGCTGCGTTACGTTCCCTATCTGCTGATTCTTTAGCCCGACGCTCATCGTGATATACCCGCTTCATGCGGATGATTTTGTCTTTAGCTTCCTTACTGTATTTGTCTAGATCATCGACTTCGATCTCTAGCTTCTTTACCTTTTCAGGGTCCGCTGGAGTTCTGCCTCGGTCTTCTTCCGGGGTATCGTCTTCGATTTCAATCTCAAATTCAGCCTCTGTTTTGGTATCTTCTACCTCATCAGGGAAATGGAATTCTTCCTTTTCTACGGCCATGTCCGCCTCCTATTAAATAAATTTACGGCTAATTCCACGGGGGTCCTGTACCACGGCTTCAACAGAATCATCGTTAATGATTCGGAATTCACGTCCGTGAATAACAAGGCGAGTACCCGCATTAGGTCTAACTAAGACAAAATCACCCTCCTTACACCAAGGTCCGGTAGGGAATCTAGCTTCGTCCTTATAACAATCAGGCCCCATAGTTACGACAAACAATACGGTCGTTAGCAATTCATCATGGCGAAGTGTCTCGTCCGCTTTCAAAATGCCACTCTCATATTCCTTCTCCACTTCAGGTATAGCGCACAAGATGCGATACCCTTTAGGTTCAGGTAGTTGTCTAGCACGTTCCTCAGCCTCCTGATGTAATACAGCAGCTAAGTCAACGGCCCTACTAAGGTCCAGTTTCGTTTCACTCATAGTCCGAGTTCTCCAAGCGTTTTTTGAGGTCTTCAATTAGACCGCACGCTGCCTCTAGACCCCTAATCTGGCCGCATACGTATTTATACTCCTCGTAAGAGGAGACCTGATTCCGCGATAGCGCGGCAGTCAACTGTTCGATCCGTTCTTGATATTCCTTTAGTAGGTAATCAAAGTGGCTCATTTACCCTCCGATTTCGGTTTAGTTTGTTTAGCTTGTCTAGCTTGGTGCTCCATCTGAGACTTGTGTATCTCGTGGTTGGAACGAAGTTCATCCCCGTGTTTGAGGATATCAAGCGCCCTGTCGCGCTTATTCTGATCTTGTTCGTGATGGATTTTCGCTGCGTGCTCCAACGTACCAACAATACGGTCCGTATCATCTTTCTGTTTAGTACGAGAGTTTTCCATTGAGGCCAACATCACATCCGCCATAAGTTTTTTGTTTTTAAGCTCTAGGTCCTTAGCTTTCAGTAACGTATCAGCGACTTCTTTCTGCTGTTTGAACTGGAGCTCTGCTGCGTCCTTCTGTTGTCTAAGCTGGAAGTCTGCCTGATCCTTCTGCTGCTTAAGCTGGATATCTGCCTGATCCTTAGTTGCCTTACGCTGGTTCTCTTGTGCCTTAAGCTGGAGTTCCTGCATCTGCATCTGGATGATCGGGTCTTGGGCCTGCTGTGCGGCCTGCTGCTGCGCTGCCTCTGCTTGGTTCTGCGTGAGGAGCTGTTGAGCCGCCTGAGAAAGGAGCGGAGCGAGTCTTGCTTCCGCATCTGGGTCGATGTGAATGTCTTCACCGCTTGCGTCCTTCTGTGGGGGCAAGTTAAACCCAAGTTGTTTCTCGATCTCTATACGGTAAGCAAAACCTAAGTGCTCATTGATATGTGCCATCATCGCCTGCTGTACCGCTGGGGCCTGTGGGTTACCCTGTAACAACTGCATGATCTTAGGATCCTGCATAGCAGAAGTATGTACCGTAATGTGTGCTTGGTGATCCTGATATGCGAATGCCTTGACCGGCTTCATCATGAGAACATTCTGGTTCTCGGTTACTGGATCTGTAGGTTTTTGATCCTCAGCCATCGGGATGAGTTTTGCAGCATCCTTGATACCCAGTACGTCGAGCATCTGACGGTGGAGAAGCGGCATGTTGTATAAGGTCGGGGACGATTCTGCGAGCTGGAACACCGCCTGATACTGGACGATTTTCTGCGCCATTGTCGATGCGTTCGGGTCCGATACTGGAATAACAT